ACTCGCCTGTTAACTCCACTGACATTGTTAACCTGTTTACCCTTCAAGCGTATGCCGCTGGTTTGTATTGGAAAGCTCCAGTTCAAGTCGCAACAACAGCAAACATTGCGCTGTCTGGCCTTCAGACAATAGATGGTTACACAACGTTAGCTAATGACCGAGTATTGGTAAAAAATCAATCTAATGCTGCAAATAACGGCATTTATGTGGCATCCGCAGGTGCTTGGACTCGTTCTTCGGACATGAATACATGGTCGGAAGTGGTGAGCGCCATTACATTTGTGGAAAACGGCACATCACAAATTGGAACTGGTTGGTATTCAACTGCTCAAAATGGCGGCACTTTAGGTGTGACAGCCATTAATTTTTCGTCATTTACTCTTTCTGCGCCTTACACAGCAGGAACGGGTTTGTCGTTGGTTGGTTATCAATTCAGCATCGCAAACACAGGCGTGACCGCTTCGACCTATGGTTCAGCGTCTAGCGTCCCTGTTTTGGCGATCAATGCTCAAGGTCAAGTAACAAGCGCAACACCTACCTCGATTGCCATTGCTGCCTCGCAAATCACATCAGGAACTATCGCTAGTTCATTGATTTCAGGCTCTTACACAGGCATCACAGGCGTTGGAACACTTACAGCAGGCACATGGAACGCTTCAACAATCGGAGTTCCCTACGGCGGCACAGGCGCAACATCCCTAACTGGATATGTGAAAGGGACTGGCACGAGCGCTTTGACAGCGGTGACTTCAATCCCAAATACGGACATTACTGGTTTGGGGACAATGAGCACACAGAACGCCAATTCTGTGGCTATAACTGGCGGGACGATTTCAGGGCTTTCTAGCCCTATCCCTGTGGCCTCTGGGGGCACAGGTGCGGCTACCCTATCAGGATATGTATTTGGTAACGGTACAGGCGCTTTTACGGCTTCCTCGACCATTCCTAATACAGCAATCACTGGCTTGGGAACAATGTCAACCCAAAATGCCAACTCTGTGGCGATTACAGGTGGAACAATTAACGGCGCGTCTATCGGTGCGACCACTCGTTCATCTGGCGACTTCACTACTTTGTCGGCTAATTCTGTTACCAGTACAACGCCAGTTTTGTCGTTCAATGCTTCCAACTCTATTGCTTCTTTTGGTAGCACAACCGCCAACTCATATAACCAGCTTGTTATTCAAAACAAGAGTACATCTGCTTTTGCTTCAACCAATTACGTTATCTCTAACGACATAGGTACAGATTCATCGTATTACGGTGAGTTTGGCATGAACTCATCGGTTTACTCATCTGGTACACCTTCTGACTTTTACTCCATCAACAACGGGATTTATTTTTCTGGTCACGATGGAGACATTACTTTTGGGTCTGGCAACGGATATAAAAGCTATTTTGCTTGGGGTTCAACAGGCCAATATGCTCATGTAATCAACAGTTCAGGTGCTCTTGGTTTTTCAACAAACCTTGGAACAACTCCTGCATTAAGTGGAACAACAGGTTACGGCACTTCTGGTCAAGCCTTGGTGACAGGCGGTTCAACCGCTGCGCCAGCATGGGGCGTGGTTGGCATTAATGGAGGCGGTACAAATGGAACGGCTACTCCTACTGCTGGTGCTGTTCCCTATGGCACTGGTACTGCTTACGCATTTACTGCTGCTGGCTCTACTGGACAAGTCTTAACCTCAAATGGTTCTGGCGCTCCAACATGGTCAACGCCCACAGCTTATGCAACAGTTACTGACGACACCACCACAAATGCAACTCGTTATCCACTGTTTGCATCCGCTACAAGCGGCAATTTACAAACTGAGTACACAAGCTCCACCAAGTACCAATACAACCCTTCTACTGGCGTATTGACAGCCACAGGGTTTAGCGGCTCTGGCGCTTCTTTGACTAGTCTGACTGCTGGTAACTTGACAGGCACAATTCCAAGCGCTGTCCTTGGTAACTCTACGGTCTACATTGGAACGACAGCGATTGCTCTTAACCGAGCAAGCGCCAGCCAGACCTTAACAGGAACAAGTATTGACGGTAACGCTGGAACTGCAACCACAGCGACCACAGCAACAAACGCCACAAATACCGCAACCACTGATGACACATCAACTAATGCGACTGTTTATCCTGTTTGGAAAACAAATACAACAGGTAATTTGCCTGAATACACATCATCAACCAAACTCAAATTTAATCCAAGTACAGGCGTTTTGACTTCTGTCGGTACGGTTATCAGTTCCGATAAAAGACTTAAAAGAAACATTGTTTCTATTGATAAAACGCTTGATAAAGTCATGTTGTTAAACCCTGTGACATACAACAGATTAGACAACGACAACAATGAAATCGGTTTTATTGCTCAAGAAGTTCAAAAGATCATCCCCGAGGTGGTAGATGATTCTGGTGAATATTTGGGAATTGCTTATGCAAACCTTGTCCCTGTGCTTGTTAAAGCTATTCAAGAGCAACAAAAAATGATTGAAAAAATGGCAGGAAAATTAGCGGCTTTTGGTCTTTGATTGGAGTAAATATGGAATTTAACTGGAAAATTCTGGAAGTCAAAGCCGCAGATGGCTTGATTACAGAAGCCAAATATCATGTAAAAGCTGTTGACGGTGACTATTCTGTGGACACTGAAGGTTATTGGCGATTTGGAGATCCTGTTTTGACCAAGCCTTACGCCGAAGTCACCGAGAAAGATGTGATTGCTTGGGTTAAAGAAGATGCTACCCAACACGGCGAAAATATCATAGAATCACGCCTAGCGCAACAGCTTGCCAACATGGAACAAAAAACCGTGTTGCCGCCTTGGGTTGCCCAAGTTTTCACACCAAATTTGGGTTAAATCATGGCTGTACCATTTGACATCATCAGCAGAGCATTAAAAGACATCGGCGCTTTGGAGGCGGGGGAATCTCCTACTCCAGAAGCAGCCGCAGATGCTTTTGATATGCTCAACGATATGATTGACCAATGGTCAAACGAAGATATGATGGTTTTCTACAAAACCGAGATCGTATTTCCGATTGTGCCTGGTCAAACGCAATACACCATCGGCCCTACTGGTAACATCAACGCCAGCTTTACAGGGTCTATCACTGGCAACGTCTTGACCGTCACAGGCATCAACTCTGGTGCTATTAACCTGAATCAGTATCTTAGTGGCTCAGGCATCACGGCAGGAACTCGCATTGTTGGCTTTCTGACAGGCGCAGGCAACAACGTGAATGAAGTTGGCACATACCAATTGAACGTCAGCCAGACCGTTGCATCCACCACCATTACGGGGTATTACGAGCGACCATTGGCAATTGATTCGTCTTTTGTACGTATTAACACTAATTCTAATGGTGTGCCAATTGTCAATGGCGGTCTAGATTACCCTGTTGCAATCTTGAATCTTGAAGATTACGAGATGATTGGCCTCAAGACGTTGAATGGCCCTTGGCCTAAAGCTGTTTACTACCAGCCAACAGAGATTCTTGGGAATATTTATGTGTGGCCTAACCCTTCTCAGGGTGAGATGCACATCTTTGCCAACCAAATCTTTGCTCGATACAACACTTACTTTGACAACTTAGCATTGCCACAAGGCTATACAAACGCCCTGCGCTGGTGTTTGGCTGAACGCCTGATGCCTATGTACGGCAAAGCAAGTGCTACTCAAATTCAAATGATTAATGCGTTTGCATCGCAGGCTAAAGCTACGGTAAAACGCACAAACATGAAACCACCGCAAGTCTCTCGCTACCCTGATTCGCTGCTTGTCGGCAAGTCTAAGGACGCTGGTTGGATTTTAAGTGGTGGATTCTTTAGATAAAAAGGACTAGAAATGTCAACAATCAATTCAAACGCAACAGGTATTATTGAAACAGCAGACAACACCAATACGTTGGCTTTGCAAACAGGCGGGACAACTGCTGTTTATGTTGACTCTAGTCAAAACGTAGGTATTGGTACAAGTTCGCCAGGGTATAAATTAACTCTCTCTGGAGGCGGGGCATCTTTTCCAAATAACTATGGAATTTTTCTCCCTGATTCATCAAATGCAAACGATGGAACGCATGGAGGAGGTATAAATTTTGCATCGGACAACAATTTTTATTTAGATGCTAAAAACAGTACTTCTAATTTTATTTTTCGCGGAACAAGTTACGCGGAACGTATGCGTATCGACTCCAGCGGTAACGTAGGTATTGGTACAAGTTCGCCGTCTTATAAGTTGGAAGTCCAAGGAAGCGCCAACACTTATTTGGGACAACGCATTTACAATACCAATTCTGGATCATCTGCTGTTTCTTATCTTCAAATTGGCAATGATAGCAACGGCGCAACCGCACAACTTGGATTAAATAGCAGCACAAATACAACAAACTTTGGCGGGGCTAATGGTCTTTATTTGGCAAATGGTCTTTCTGCACCTATTGCTTTTGCTACCGCTGGCTCTGAACGTATGCGTATCGACTCCAGCGGTAACTTGCTGGTGGGAATTACAAGCAACGGCCTTACTGCAAGGATAAATGCAGCAGCCAGCACAAACAATGGCACATCTTCGGCAATGTCTTGGACTAATAGTTCTAGTTCAAATTTAGGGTCAATTGCATCACATGGCGTTTGGTATACGGGAACATATACTTATTCTCCATATAACAACACAACGGGACTTGCTGCCAATATGTTTGTTGGGTCGAACGGGGATTTATACCGTTCTACATCGTCTTTAAAATATAAAAAGGATGTTACAGATTACGATAAAGGTTTAAACGTAATTATGTCTTTGCGTCCAGTTTATTACAAAGACAACCGAATTGATGAATATCGTGTTGAAGGAAACCAAACTTATGCTGGTTTGATTGCCGAAGAAGTGCAAGAAGCTGGATTAACAGAGTTTGTACAGTACGCAGCAGACGGAAGCCCTGATGCAATATCTTACGGCAACATGGTGTCCTTGTGCATCAAAGCCATCCAAGAACTCAACGCAACCATCACAGACTTGCAGGCTAAACTCAAATCCGCTGGCGTAGCTGGCTTCTAAGGAAAAATCATGTCAAACACATACACATGGGTAATTGACGCACTTGATTGCGCTCCTAGCGCAGAAGGTCAGACCAACGTGGTCAACACGATTCATTGGCGCGTTAATGGCACAGACGGTACGCATAACGCTACTGTGTACGGCACACAAGGCGTTGCATATACCGCTGGCTCACCTTTCACGGCTTTCAATAGCCTGACAGAAGCAGAAGTCATTGGTTGGTTGCAATCCGCAATGGGTGCAGAAAAAGTTGCTGAATTGGAAGCTAATTTGGATGCTCAGATTGCTGCTTTGATCTCTCCTGCTAAAGTGACACCCGCTTTACCTTGGTAATATAAAACATGGCTGATTTTGGTTTTGTTGGCGCAAGTTACGAAGCTCCTTCCATCTATCAAGATGCACAGGAGTGTATTAACTTTCGCCCTGAAGTTGATTCTACAAAGCCTGATGGCGCTCGTGGCGTGGTTGCTTTATACCCAACGCCAGGGCTGACAATTCAAGCCACTTTGCCAAATCAACAGGAAGTGCGCGGCTTGCGTACTTTGTCTGGTGGGAATATTCTTGTTGCTGTGTGTGGCTCATACGTTTACGCATTAAATACTGCGTTAACTCCCGTCATCATCGGTCAACTGAACTCAACATCTGGTCGGGTATCAATTTCTGACAACGGTATTAACGTCTACATTGTGGATGGAACTTACCGTTATACGTGGGTTATTGGTACGCAAACGGCTGCGATTTTCACAGGGTCAACATCAGGTACTACCTTGACGGTTTCTTCTGTTAAATCGGGAACTATTGCTGTTGGACAACAATTCTTTGCTATTGGTGGCGCTCAAGAGACCGTGATTACTGCGCTCGGCACAGGTAGTGGTGGTGTTGGTACATATACGATCAACATTAGCCAAAACCTTGCTTCTGCTCAGTTCTACACATCTTCAAGCGGCGCTATTGTAACTGGCGCAATTTCTGGTACTACATTGACAGTCAGTGCAGTGTCTAGCGGAACTCTTTATGTTGGGCAAACCATTCAAGGTACTGGCGTAGCCGCCAACACTATGATTACCGCCCTTGGAACTGGCACAGGCGGCACAGGTACATACACGGTCAGCACTTCGCAAACCGTTGCATCTGAGACTTTGTATGCCCTAAATTGGACAGTTATTCCATCGTCTGACGGTGCGTTTACTGGCGGTAATACTGTCGACATTGTTGACAATTACTTTGTCTACAACCGACCAAACAGCCAGCAATGGGGTGCTTCTAACCTCTTATCGCCTGTTAGCCCTGCTCTTAGCTACTCAGCCAAAGACGGTGCGCCTGACAACCTTGTCTCCCTTATTGTTGACCATCGAGAAGTTTATTTGTTGGGTGAGGCTTCTTCTGAGGCGTGGGTGGATGTAGGCGCTGTGCCTTTCCCATTCCAACGAATTCCAGGCACTTCTACGCAACACGGTATTGCGGCTAAATTCTCTATGTCTCGCGTGGGCAATTCGTTTGCCTATGTCTCGAAAAACAGTCGCGGTCAAGCCCAAGTCATGCAAATGAACGGCTATCAGCCACAACGTATCTCAACTCATGCAGTTGAGAATACATTGGTCAACCAAAATATTTCAGACGCTATTTCGTGGACATATCAATTAGAAGGCCATGAAGTTTTTGTGGTGACATTTCCAAGTATCGGCACAAACGGTTTGACTTGGGCTTATGACGTTACAACAGGTATGTGGCATAAGTGGTTGTACACAAACAACTTAGGCCAATACGAGCGTCACCGTGGTAATTGCGCTGCGTTGTTTCAAGGTATGGTTCTCTGCGGGGACTATTCCAACGGCAACATCTACGAAATTGACTCCACTAATTACACTGATAACGGTCAAAACGTGCGTAGATTACGCAGAGCGCCTCATTTGGTGACTGATTTGCAACGTCAATTCTTTGATGAGTTACAAATTCAATTCCAGCCTGGCGTGGGAACAACTGGTCTAAGTGCTGGTTCATTTCCAAACAATGTGCAAATTATTCCTGCTGGACAAACTTTTACAGTGTTGGCTGGACAATCTTTTTATTTGCAAGCAACGGTTGTTTCTCCGACTACTGACAACCCCCAAGCCATGTTGCGCTGGTCAAATGACGGTGGCTCTACATGGTCGCGTGAATATTGGGTTTCTATCGGTCAAGAAGGCAAATACAAAAATCGTGCCATTTGGCGCAGATTGGGTACAGCCCGAGATCGAGTGTATGAGGTCGTTGTCTCAGACCCTGTAAAAGCGGTCATTGTTTCTGCCAACCTTAAAGCCTCTGAAGGAGAAAGCTAATGGCTGGTGGAATTTACGGCTCAACGCAAACAAACCCATACCCGCAGTCGGAGTTTTTGGATAGCTCAACCAAACGCCCGACTCGTGCTTGGCAACAGTTCTTTCTTAACCTGCTGAACTTCTCATCGGCAACCACAGCAACGACAGGCTCTGGTAGCCTTCCTGCTGCGCCCGTAGGTTTTATAAACATTACGGTAAATGGTAAGCCTTTCAAAGTTCCGTACTACAATCAATAACATGACAATTGCACAAGAATTTGCTGAAAAATTGGGCACTTTTGAAGTTGACCCATGTGTTATGCATCATTTTTCTGATGGGCTATACGCCAAGGAAATGACCATTCCAGCAAATTATCAGGCTTGTCAACACGCTCACAATTACTCGCATTTGTCTATTTTGGCAAAAGGTCGGGTTCTTGTTGAAACTGATGATTGGAAAAAAGAATTTAAAGCGCCTGCTTGTATTGAAATTAAAGCGGGTGTTTTTCACAAAATCACAAGTCTTGAGGATTGTGTTTGGTTTTGTGTTCACGCAACTGATGAAACCGACCCAGAAAAGGTCGATGAAATTTTGATTCAAAGGGGTTAATATGCCTTTAGGTTCTCTTACTGGCGCGGCAATTATGGGAGGCGGTAGCCTTTTGGGTGGATTGCTTGGTGCAGGCGCTTCTCAAAATGCAGCCAATACCCAAGCTAATGCCGCTTTGCAAGCTGCTCAAATTCAGCAAAATATGTTCAACACGCAGAACGCGCAACTTGCGCCGAATCGTGCGGCTGGATATAACGCCCTGAATCAACTTGGTGCATTAGGTTCTGGCACATCACAAACCTATGATGCCAACGGTAATCCAACTGGTTCGCAAACTGGTTCAGGTTATTTGACGCACCAATTTAATGCTCAAGACCTTCAGGCTGGTTTAGCGCCTAACTATGACTTCATGCTTAACCAAGGCCAAATGGCTAACCAACGTGCTGCAAACGTGGGCGGTGGTGCTATTGGTGGTAATGCCTTGCAAGGTTTGAATCAATTTACGCAAGATTACGCTGGTAATGCTTATCAAAACGCTTTTAACAACTACCAGACACAGCGCACAGGCATTTACAACACTTTGGCTGGTATTGCTGGCTTGGGTCAAAACGCTCAAAATACAACTGCTAACTTGGCCTCCAACACTGCTGGCGCATTAGGCCAAACAGCTATTGGTGGCGCGGCTGCTCAAGCGGCTGGAACTATTGGGGCAGCAAACGCTTTGTCTGGCGGTTTGCAGGGCGCTGGAAACGCTTACTTTTTAAACAATTTGTTGAATAAAAATCAAGGAGGCTATACGCCTTCTTCAATGCCAGTTACACCTGTTTCGCAATTGGATTACAGTTTGCAACCAACGCAACCGTTAAACAATTTTGGCGCTAATTTAATTTCGGAGTAAACATGGCTGACTTAACCACAACTCCTGTTGCTACGCAGATTCAGCCGCCCAAGAATATGACTCTTGCGGACATGGTGAACTTGGCTGGTGGCATCCAAGCATACCAACAATCGCAACAACTTAATCCGTTGCAGCTTCAAAAAGCACAGTTGGAATTGCAACAAGCGCAACAAACATCGCCTTTGGCTGTGCGTGAGGCTGCGGCTAGAACATCTACGGCTGAAACTGGGTCTAAAAAAGCAAGTTCAGAATTGAACGCTTACTATCAAGATCAAACACGCAAAACTTACGGTGGTTTGTTAACCGACCCTGATTTCAATCCGCAAAATCCCAACCCTGAAGCTATCAAAGAAAAATTAAACGAAGCTAAGGATTATTTGGTTAACGTCATTGGTGTGCCTGAGCATGAAAGTAAGATGCACGACAAATTGTTGGAGCATATTGATAAACATGGTGCTGCTGGCGCTCAACGAGTAATCCAAACAATTGCTAATGGCGTACAACAAGCAGGTACTAATACAGAGCAATTTGGTCAAGTTAACAAAGCGCCCACTTACATTAACCAAGGCCAGTATGCTGTGCCTGTGTACACATCGCCTTATCAAAGTGGTGGCCCAGGTCAAGCGCCAGCGGTGCAAATGCAATTGCCGCCAACAACTGAAATCGTTAATGCTGAAACTGGCGAAAAAGAATTGATTGGAAACACTCCTATCATTAACAGAAAATTAACAACAGCGCTCGGGCCTGCTCAAGCAGCTACTCAAGAAGCCGCTGGCAATGTTGTTAAGTCTGACATTTTGCAAACAATGTCGGATGCTTCTGCGGCTCAAAACCGCATTGCAACATTCCAAAAAATCAAACAACTTACACCTGAATCGTTTACTGGTGTTGGTGGCGAACGCAAAAAATTCTTGTCTGGCTTGGCTCAGTCTGTTGGTATCCCTGTTGCTGAACTTGAAACATCATCCACAGACGAATTGGCTAAAAATTCCAAGTTGTTGGCATTGGCTGGCGGCAATACCGATGCTGCTCGTTCAATTGCTGAAATGGCAACACCTAACGCCAAGATGACCAAGGAAGCGATGTTGCGCGTTTCAGATCAATTGATTGGCATGGAAAAAATGAAGTTGGCAAAAGCCGCTTACCTTTCTTCTTCAATCAACAACCCTGCCGAATACAAACGCAAATTGGATACGTTTAACAATTTTTCAGACTTCCGTCTTTTCCAAGAAATGACGCCTGAAGAAGTCGCTAAATTGAAAGCATCTATGTCGCCTGCTCAACAACAAGAGATGAGCAACAAAATCAAGCAAGCAAGAGCATTAGGGATTATTCAATAATGGGAACTCTAGCCGAATTGTGGGACGCGCCCACTACTGAAAAAAAGACAACGCAGGATGTTGCTCCTAAGCGCAATGCGTTTTCTACGTATGTGCCTGGTACACAAATCGGCTCAGAAGCCACTTCTAACTTAGCTGATTTGTGGGAACAAACACCTGCCACAGAACAGCCAAAAGAAGAACAACAATACGGCATTGTTGCTGATGCCATTAAAAAAGCATTTGAAGCTCGTCACAAATTTAATCAAACCGTTGCTGGTGTAGGCGAAGCTGGATTGACCGCATTAACTGGCTCTGTTGCTGCTCCATTGGCTGCGGCTACTGGTTTGGTTTATGGCGCTCGTGGCGGAAATCCAGAAGAACAAGCTCGTAACTTAATGCAGCAAATGACCTATCAGCCAAGAACGGCTAAAGGTCAAGAGTATGTGCAATCATTGCAAAATGCGTTTGAAGCATCTAAATTGCCGCCTGTTTTCCCTGAAGCCCAATCATTGGTTGGAGCGCTGCCGAATCGTGCCGCTGTTAAAGCCGCTATTCCTGAATTTACCATTGAACGTCAGAATGTAAAACCTGTTGTTAATGCAATTGAAAATGTAAAACCTGCCACAGCGGGTAGTGTTGGCTCTGCCAAAGTTGAGTTCAATCCTTACGCTGGTCAAATTACTGGTGAAGAAAGTGCTCGCGGTCAATTTCCACAGGTAAAACTTTCAAAAACTACGGAAGATGTAAAGCCACAAGAACAAATAACACGCGCAACTATTGCAAAAGAAATTTTGCAAGAAGGTGGTGTTGATTCAAGTCAAGTAAGACCTGGTGTTGTTACTGGTAATGAAAACACATTACGTAATGAACATACAGAAGCAAAATCAGCAAATCCAACGCCAAAAAGCGAATTGTTAAAAAGCCAAATTGCTAATGAGCAAATTGCTTTGTCCAACTATGCCCAGAAGCGTATTGAGAATACAGGCGCAAGTTCAACACTTGTAACGCCTTATGAACGTGGTGAGCGCATCAACAGTACTTTTACTGGCGATGAAGGAATTTCTGGTTTTATTAAAGGCGAAAAACAAAAGTTATATGATGAAGTCGCAACCAAAGTTGGCGGCAATCCAATTCAATCGTCTAATGTTGACGAATTATTTGGCAACAAACAATTTAAGGCTGGCCTTGGTCTGAAAGGCAACGAAGGCGTTGCAAAATCTGCTGAAGAACTTATTAATCTTGCTAAAACTGTTGGCTTTCAAGATGAAATGGGTCATGTTCACGCACCAAATACTATTGGTGCATGGATTGCTGTTCAGAAAGCATTGAACAGCGAATGGTCGCCTTCAAACGCAAAAATTATCCGAACTATTAATCAATCAATTGAGCGTGATATTGGGCAAGCTGGCGGTTTGGAAATGCTTAAAAAAGCAGACAGTTTGCATGAAGCGGAAAAAGTTTTGTTTGGTTCTAAAGGCATTAAACAAATATTTGGTGACATTGATCCTAATGGAGTTCAAACTGCCACAGCATTTGAGGCAATACCTCAAAAGTTAAATAGTATGCCTGTTGACCAATGGAAACACATTTACGAAACTGCTGAAAAAATTTCTAAGGGCGCACTTGAAGGGCCTATTGATAAAACTACAGGTTTGCCTAAATGGACAATCCCAATTCCTGATGAATTGCGCGTATCTGCACAATCTGCTGTTAATGAAATGCGCGGAAACATTGCTCGTGAAATTTATCAAGCTGGCGCTGCTAAAGCTGGTGAATGGAATCAAAACGCAGTCAATAAGATTTTGAACGCTCGCGCTGACAAAATTAAATTAGCTTTTTCACCTGAAGAACAAAAAGCGTTTCATACACTGAACGTAGGTGGTTATTTAATGCCAGGTGTTCATGGTTATGAAGGCGCTGGTTTGCAAGGTCAGCGTGTTCAAGGAATTATTGAGCATAATTTGCCTAAAGCTGGTGCAGCAACTGGAGCAACTATTGGTGGCGCAATTGGTGGGCCAACAGGTGCGGCTGTTGGTGGGTATTTGGGTGGTAAGGCGGGAACAACAGGTCAACAAATGTTGGCTGCTCGTCATATGACCAAAGAAGCGCAAAAATTAAAAGAACAAATGCAAAATACATCAAAACTTTCAGACATTGGTAAGGAACAAAAATGAGCGTTAATCTTGCACCCATCGGTAACGGTTTCCAATTCTTCACTAGCACAGGCTTGCCTTTAGCTGGTGGTCAAATCTACACCTATCAAGCAGGTTCAAGCACACCGCTTGCTACTTACTCTGATAACGGTGGTGTGTATTCCAACACCAATCCTATCGTCTTGGGTTCGGATGGTCGCCCACAGACTGAGATTTGGTTGACCTACGGTTACAACTACAAGTTTGTGTTGCAAGATGCTATTGGCAACACCATTCAAACTTACGACAATTTGTACGGAATTATTGGCGTTCAATCATCTACTGGAGCAACAATTCCTAGTGGCTTGATTTCTTTGTGGTCTGGTTCAATTGGGTCTATTCCCTCGGGATGGTTAATTTGTGATGGTACTAATGGAACGCCAAACTTAAAAGATTCATTTATTGTTGGCGCTGGTAACTTGTACTCTGTTGGTGGAACTGGTGGTTCTAAAGACGCTATTGTTGTTTCACATACACACACGGCAAGTTCTGTTGTTACAGACCCTGGACACTTTCATAGTGGTGGCGTTACAGGTTCAGTAATTAATGTTAACGCTGGAGGTGGATACAGCGTCATTAACCAAAATTCAACAACAAACTCAACAGGAACTGCCACTACTGGTATTTCTGTTGCGACTACCAACGCATCAACTGGTGTAAGTGGCACAAACGCAAACCTGCCTCCTTATTATGCTCTTGCATACATCATGAAATCATAAGGTGTTGACATGGAAGAGAAGACCATTACCCACAAAGAAATCTATGACCGTCTTGTTTTGGTGGAAACAAAGATTGATTCGATTGATACAAACACCAAAGGTTTGGTCGATGCTTTCCAATCGTTGCAAGGCGCTTTTAAGGTCTTAAGCTGGATTGCTTCTGCTGCCAAGCCTATTCTTTGGATAGCTGGCGCGTTTGGTGCGGCAACTTTGTTCTGGTCGCAACTTGGCAAAAAGTGAGTAGCCCATTGACCCGATCACCCTTCTTCTTGGCGCAGTCACTTTGGTCAAACAGATCAAAGCGGGTTGCGATCAACTCCATGAAGGACGCATGGCGATTGAGGAGTTCAAGAAGGGGACTGAACGCGCCATTGGTGACGTTAAAGCCATTGCAAAAGAAGTTTCAGGAATTTGGGTTTGGCTCAAAGGTTTATTTGGCGCTAAAAAAGCTGTTGTCGCCGTTGCAGAGCCTATTAAAAAAGTTAAACGTCACCAAGACCCTGAAGAACTCCAAGCACAGCTTATCGTGGATGTTGGTCAAAAAATGGGAGACTTCTTTGATTTGCATCAGAAGCTCACAAATTATTACAAAGACCTTGAGGAAACATCGAACACGGTCTACGACCCAAACGCAAACCTTGCCAAGAACGCAATGGATAGGGCGCTCGTAGAACTTCAACTAGAGAACTTGAGCATAGAAATACGAGAGGCAATGGTGTATGCGCCCCCTGAGTTAAAGGACATATACACGAGGTTTCTCAAGATGCACAGTCGGATTGTTGAAGAACAGGAATTCGCAAGGCGTGAGCAAATCAGGAAAAGGAATGAGGCAAGATGGCTACGCGAGGAAATCAGCAAGCGCCGACAAATGCGGGTCGCCTTGGCGGTAACGCTCGGGCTTCTGGCGGCGTGGGTGTGGGGCTTGATGATTACTCTGCGGCTGACGACTCAGGATTTCATGCAATACTAATCTTGTTGGTGTTGTTGTTTGCTTTGTTAGTGCCTGCGGCTGGATATGTTTGGTATCGGGCGTATGTGGCTGAAATGGCAATGGAGCATACTTTGCGAAAACTGCAACAGGCTCAGAAAGAAATGCAAGAGCAAAAGGAAAAATAATGAGGCTTTGTATACTTATTTTTTTCAGTTGGATACTTATTGGCTGTGAAGATCGTTATCGATATATCTGCCAAGACCCCAACCATTTTGGTGATGCACAATGTCAAAAACCAATTTGTGAGTTCACACAAACCTGTCCTGAGTATCTTGTAGCCCCTATCTTGGAGAAGAAAATTGAAGGAAATCCTGTTACAACTCCTAGCGCCCAACAATGCCAGGCTAACTGCCGATGAGATAGACGTTCGCGTCAGAGCGTTTGTCGTCATTATGGTGACGTTGATATTTGCGTTTATTACGTTTGCTTTGTTGTATTCGGTGACGTTTGTGACTCAGCCGATTAAGCAAATGGCCCCGATTGACCAAGCCTACACAAAGATGTTGAACGACATTGTTTTATTGATTGTGGGCGGCATTGGTGGCATCTTGACCAAAGGAGTGAGCAATGAGGCCAAAGACATGATGAACGTTGCCAAATCAAATACAGCGGCCTATGTTGCGCCTCCTGTGCAGTCTATTCAAGTAGCCGAATGGTCTGCGCCTTCAGCGCCTTCAACACCTGCCAATCATCTTGAGCCAGACCATGAGCGTGAAGCTATGGCTGCGGCTCGTCAATCGGTTAAGGAATGACGATGAACCCTTGGGTCATATTAAGCGTTTTAATGGCCTTGGCAGGTGTTTATGGTTATGGACACCACCAAGGCTACAAAGAGAAAGAGACAGAAGATGCTATCGTCATTGGTAAAAAAAATCAAGAAATGTCTGACGCAAAGGAGCAAGCAGATGCCCAACTCGCACAAGCAAAAAAATCTTTGGCAGCTAAAAACTCTCAGCTTGTTAATGCTATCCATACTGGTGAGCAGCGGTTGTTCGTCAACGTCACCCCCCAAGCTGGATGTACCGCCTTTAGCGATACAGAAACGAGAGCCGAACTTGACAGATCGGTTAGTGAAGCTCTTGTCACCATCACAGGAGACGGCGACCAAGCCATTGTCGAACTCAACGCCTGCATCGACCAATACTCAAAAATGAGGGAAATTATTCGTGGTAAACGCTGAACAACTCCAACAACTTGGTATTGGTATCGAATGGACGCCTGCGCTTAACGATACGTTTGCAAAGTTCAACATTGCAACACCTCGCCAGCAAGCAGCGTTTATTGGACAAGCAAGCCATGAGTGCAACAACTTCAAAACGCTTGAGGAAGGCTTAAATTACAAAGCCGAGACCTTGATTAAACTGTGGCCTAGCCGATTCCCTACTTTGGAGATTGCTAATGCCTACGCCCACCAGCCCCAAAAGATTGCCAACAAGGTCTACGCCTCACGCATGGGCAATCGTGACGAAGCGTCTGGTGATGGGTTCAAGTTCAGAGGCAGGGGTTGTATCCAACTTACGGGGCATGACTCGTACTGGCACTTTGGTCAGGCCATCAATGCCGATCTTGTGGCCTCGCCCGATTTGGTGTCCTCGCCTAAATACGCTGCGCTAAGTGCTGGCTGGTTTTGGTCAACACATAACCTTAATGCTTTGGCGGATGCCATGAATTACGAGGCTGTAACTCGCAAAATCAATGGCGGCATCTTTGGCCTTGCTGAACGAATTGCATTGACTCAGAAGGCTTATCAAGTTTTAGTCTGACAAGGCTTCAATCATTACCCAAGTGGCAATGAGTAAAGCGGTAAAGAATCCTGCTCCAAAAAACAGGATTGTGCAAAGCATGAGGATGTTGTAAATATCGTCATCCATTGTTTTTCTCTTTGAGTTTGTCTGCAACTGCCCATATTGCGCCTAAAGTTAGCGAACGGTTTTCACTCAAAAGTGTTTCTAATTCTTCTCCAGTCAGGTCTACCCATTTGCGGTGTTGCGGTGCTGGCGCAATAGCAAGATGACACCGCAATTCGTTAGCCAATCGGTAGGCTTTGCTTAAATAATCTTCTTGCTTTGGCTCACCCTGCTCTTGCTTTGGTTGTGTGCGGGGTTGTGGGTGAAAGTCGCTATGCTCTTTCATGGCCTCGCGGCTGAAAAAGCATGACGTAAACTCTTGCTGTTGCTTGGGTTGTGAATACTGACAAACACAATTCCATTTTCCACATAAGTTACATGGCATCGCTTACTCCTTTATGTCGTGGGCGGTTTCGATTGCTCTGGCAAAACGAGTTCTAAAGTCATGCACAATTCCGACCAAAGGCATATTTGCCACTGTGTCGGCGATTTCATCAATCTGCTCATCCGTCAGCGGCTTGCGTTGTTGTGGTGTGGTGTAAAGAGGCAAATTAAAAACAAGTGCTTCTCTGATTTGCTCAAGAGTAGCTGGCTCACCCTGCTCTTGCTTCTCTGCCTCTGCGATGGCTTGGCGTAGGGATGTGATGGCTTCGTTTATTGTCTTTGCATAAGCCTTCAGAATTGGCGGGTAGTCGTCCAAAGGTCTTGGTGTTTCCAACGCCTCAAGCGCATGTTTCATTGCTTCAATCATCACTATCCTCCCAAGGGTGGTTCGTTGCGTCAGCGTACAACGCCAAACAGCCGCCTACGATAAAAATGGCAACAATGCCGCCAACAACAATATCAATCCAATCCATCATTTGCCTCCACGTTCAAGTTTAAAAAGCATCATGGCGGCAAAGCAACCTGCCCACACAGTTAGTACGAATTTCAATTGAATCGTCCAGTTAGCCGTGTCCCAGCTTGCCGAGATGCCAGCGCCGATCACGTACCAGAACGCATAGCTGATGACGAACGGTGTCATGCAATACCCAATGGTTGCAAAGTAGCGTTTCATTTCATACTCCTTGTTTCAA